TTTAGAATATTTGGCAGTTATAGCCAACAATTAATTGAAAGTACGCAAGACAATGTTTAAGATTTTAAGTTTGACTGTAAAAAACTTTATGAGTGTAGGTGCACAGACCCAGGCTGTGGACTTTGATCAAGAACATTTGACATTAGTATTAGGTACTAACTTAGATCTAGGCGGAGATGACTCTGGTTCAAGGAATGGTACTGGTAAGACTACTATCATCAATGCCTTGAGTTATGCATTGTACGGACAAGCCCTGACAAATATCCGCAAGGAAAACTTAATTAATAAGACCAATGGCAAAGGTATGTTGGTTACCGTTGAATTTGAGAAAGGCGGAAACAAATATCGTATAGAGAGAGGCCGTAAACCTAATATTCTGCAACTGTTTGTCAACGACAATCAACTTAAAACTGAAGAATCAGAAGATGATAGTCAAGGTGATAGCAGAGAAACACAGAAAGCTATCGAGCAAATGTTAGAGATGTCACATACAATGTTCAAGCATTTAGTAGCACTCAACACATATACTGAGCCCTTCCTGTCGATGAAGGCTGCGGATCAACGTGAGATCATTGAACAGTTGCTGGGTATTACCCTGCTCTCTGAAAAAGCAGAAGGATTAAAACTGTTGGTCAAAGAAACCAAAGATAGTATCCAAGTTGAAGAGTTTAAGATAGCAGGTATTAAGACTGCTAACGAAAATGTACAAAAGAGTATTGATAGTCTAACACTTAAAAGCAGTGCTTGGGTTAATAAGAAGAACGCAGACTTAGAAAATCTAGGTAAAAGTATTATCAAACTTGAAAATGTAGATATCGATACCGAACTGGCCTTACACGCTGAAATAAAAGTCTGGGAAGAACAGAATAAGTCTATACTAGGTCTACAAAAACAAAAGGCCACATTAGATTCAGCAGTAGGCCAGGCAGAAAAAGCATTATCTAAGTATACCAAAGAGTTAGAGCAACTAGGAAATAAGACATGCCCGGCTTGTGAACAAGAGCTTCATGATCACAAACATGAAGAGATGACTTCTACTGCTCAGTCCAACTGTGAAGAAGCACTTGAATACTTTCAAAGAGTTAGTGCCCAACTCAAACAAATTACAGATGAATTGGCATTGATTGGTGAACAACCTAAGAAACCTATTACATTCTATGACACAGAAGCAGAAGCACTGGGCCATAAGAACAATGTAGACAGTTTAGAACAAGTATTGACCAATCGTATCAATGAGTCTAATCCCTACGATGAGCAGATTGAAGAATTAAAGAGCACGGCTATACAAGAAGTATCGTGGGATCTAATCAATACATTAACCAAGTTGAAAGATCATCAGGAATTCTTGTACAAACTATTGACCAACAAAGATAGTTTTATCCGTAAAAAGATTATTGATCAGAATTTGAACTACCTTAACAAGCGATTAACTTATTATATCGACAAGCTAGGACTTCCACATCAGGTTGTGTTCCAAAATGACCTTACAGTTGAGATTACTCAACTAGGACAGGACTTAGACTTTGACAATCTAAGCCGTGGAGAGCGTAATAGGTTGATACTGAGTATGAGTTTTGCGTTCCGTGATGTATGGGAAGGCTTGTATCAACACATTAACTTATTGTTCATCGACGAGTTAGTCGATGCGGGTATGGATGCCGCAGGTGTTGAAAGTGCTCTAGCGGTACTTAAGAAGATGAGCCGTGAAAGAAACAAGAACATTTACCTCATAAGTCACAAGGATGAACTAATGGGTCGTGTGAATAGTGTGCTCCGAGTAATCAAAGAAGGCGGATTTACTTCATATTCTAATAGCATAGAGACGGTATAATGGATAATAAATCACTACAAGAATATCAAAAACTCTACTCAGAATATGTAGAGCAACTTGTTATTGTGCATAATTATCATAGTCAGTTTCTTAAAAATTTAAGTTTTGATTCTGGAGTAAAACTCCGAGTAGCGTTAGCAGAGATGAGCCGTTTACAGGTAAAAATGAAACTTGCGTGTCTTTCTGCTTTTAGAGAAAAAAATAAATTACTCAAAGAACAAAGAAAAAAGACCTACGGGGGATTTACTAAACCAGAAAATCGCGGTCCGGGCAGACAGAAAAAAATAAAAACAACAGATGTGGATATACCAAAATCAGACAGTGGAGGAACTTCCTGAAGACTGCGTGGGCTTTGTGTACCTCATCACCAATTTAACCAACAATAGAAAATACATAGGCAAGAAACTGGCAAAATTTAGTAAAACCGCATACAAGACAGTAAAATTAAAAAATGGCACAAAGAAAAAGAAGAAAATTCGTAGCAAAATAGACAGTGATTGGCGAGACTACTACGGTAGTAGCCCTGAACTAACTAAAGATGTTACACTAGTAGGCAAAGAAAATTTTAGTAGAGAAATACTTTATTATTGTAAAAGTAAAGCAGAAACATCGTACATTGAGGCCCGTGAACAATTCGACCGCAAAGTATTAGAATCAAATGAATATTATAACGGACATATACAAGTTCGTGTCCATGGCTCACACATAATTAAAAAACCCTAGGCTCATCAGCGGTACATAAGCAAGCATCAGCCAATTTCGGATGCCCTAGACCTGGATCTCGGATCACAGGGATGGAAATCTCTCGCCGCTAAGAGTACTCAACTAGTATCCTTTACAGGACCAAGATCACAAATTCGCCGTGATTTAGTTGTTTGAATAATAGAAAAAGGCAAAAAGGAGGGGAGAGAAACCCCAGGTTTACACATATGTTAGTGTATATATGTAAACTGCCGTTGATATAAAGACGGAGCTCGTGGTACCGGTCAACCGCCACTGTAACGCTCTAACACTAAGTGACTGTTCGAACTCGGATGATGTCATTTTTGCCCTGTGCGGGCAAAGTGTGACCAAAGAATCTGGATGATATTAACATCTTCTACGAAGATAACAGTTGCTCTGAGTGATAACGAAAGAGCAAATGAGCGTCAGCTCATTATAAATAAACTTACTATTACTTAGGACTTTACCTTTATGCATATCTCTGAACTTATCGCTGAACAAAAATTAGATGAATTAAGCCTTGCTGGGATAGGCAAGGGTATAGGTAAAGTAGCCGGAGGTGTAGGGCAAGCTGTAGGCAATGTTCAAGGTGCCTGGCAGGGAGCTAAAGATGCCTATGGTCAAAATCGAGACAGGGTTGCCAAAGTAGCTCAAAGAAATGTTAGTAGAGCAGGGGGATATAAAGCCCCTAGACCTGCTCCTGATCAAGGGCAGACTACACAAGATCCTAATGCACCAAAACAGCTTGCACCTCAAGGTCAACAACCACCAGCGGCACCTGCAGGATCTCCTGCAATGAAAGCCGCAGAAATTGTACAAGGGTTAAATGATATTTGGTCTAAGGCTACTGCAAATCAAGATAGTCAAACAAGTTCACCACAGGTTCAACAACAGATCATTGCTATGGCTAAACAGGCCGCATTGGCTGGAAGAAAGATTGAAAATCGTAAAAACACACGACCAGTAGTTGTTGAATTCCACTGCAAGTTTTTAGGGCGTATGCTCTAAAAGAAATTCATTCCAGATTCTTTTGTAATTTCTAGATTCTTTTCAATAATCTTTCCGATTATTTCTCGATCCTCGTAACTTAGCATTAGACTTTCAGTATAAGTTACGCCACCTCTCATATACCAACATATTCTAAATAATTCATCTTTGATGGCTTTTGATTCTAGTTCATAGTCCTTGACCATCTCATTGATGCCGTCGATGTCAAGAACCAAAAGCCTTATACGAAAAAAGTTGAGGGATCAAATGTAATAGGAATATCTACGGTGTCACCAGTGACACCTTTTTCACGCATTTCATTTGTGACTGCAACTGTCATCGGTTTAATTGTATTAGTTTCCTTGAGAGATTCTAAATGTTGCTGAATAACATTGAATATTTCTTTATCAATATTTTCCACAAATTCTTTGATAAATTCTGGATTATCTGTACTGCCCTGTGCACTTTCGATTTTATCAATGCTATCAGTAATAGTACCTAAGGTTGTATCAGTGAGTTTCTTAAAACTTTCTTTGAATAATTTTATTTTATCTTCTTCAGAAATTTTATCATCGTTTACTACTTGCATAATCTTTTGGGTTTCAAAAGTTTTTAAGGCCGCGGAACTGAGTTGACGATAATTCAAAGGACGTACAAACACAGTGAGTTCGTCATTGACCGGAACTACAGGATTCCATGTAATTTGATTCATTAGTTGATCCATTAAAATTCTCAAATCCATTTGATATTCTAATTCTAAATCATCTCCAAATTTAACAGGAGTAGTCATCATTTCTCCGTATGTAGCTAGACGAATAGCAATCAACAAAACATCTAAATCAATATTCGGAGTCATCCATGCATTTTTAACAGCAGGAATACAATGTTGAATAACATCTACAATAGCTTGTCCATTCATTAATGCATCAGGAACTTTAAGCATTAATTCATCCTTTGCAGTCATAGAGTATACAGGGAGTTCACCTGTTTCTGGTATTTCTATACTTCCCTTAGGCCAATATTCACCCCCACTAGGTAACCGTATATAGATTTTGGGTTGACGCATAAATGAAGATAATGGATTAACGGGTGAATTCATGGTTTTGATTCCTAATAAATAACTTGAAGATATATTCTTTATAGTATTTATATACGCATAAAACCATGGGAAAACAATGGCAACAGTAACGGGTCATCTAGGATCAGAAAACATACAACTTGATAATGCGGCTACTGAGTCTACGCTGAAGGCTCTGTTATTGGCAACAGCTGGTTCTGAAGAAAGGATGAGGGCAGTTATGGCCATGGCCGCAAGGGCCGGGCTTGACAGCGAGAGTATCGAAAATGCCAACACAGCAGTAAGATCTCAAGTTAATGTTACCCGTTTATTAACCAATGTAACTGGCCAGTTGATGAATAACACAGCATCAGCTAGCGGAATAATTAGCACTTTGGGAGCACAATATAACGGAAATCTCGGTATAGCAATACAAGGGATAGCAAAATTAATT